GTGAAAATTCTATTATGGGAAATGAGAACCTCAAAAGGGTTCACATTGATGGAGTTATCGAAGAAATCCGGAATCGGAAAATCCACGATAAACAACATCGAAAATGGTAAGGTGTCACCGACATTGTTTCAACTTGAAATGATAGCGATTGCATTAGGCGTGAACATCACCGACCTGTTTGAATCCGAATACAAATAATTGTACCATAATGCAGCGGGATTCCGGCAGCAGGAGGAACGATTTCCACAATTATGGAAATCAACCTCGATATTTCCACAATCATGGAAATATATGATACAATGCAATTCGGAAAGGGGGTGGTGTCTCCCTTGAATTACAAAGAGGCTATTGTCGAAATAGTCGGAAAGATACACAGCGAACGCATCCTCAAGAGGATATACAAATTCGTGTTGTATCTCTACACCCATGAGACTGGCAGTTGAAAGACTGTCAGTCTTTTTTTGATGCAAATAAATCTATGATTCTTTGAAATGCTGCGATGTCCTCGTCACTTGCCTCAAGTAATGCCTTGAAAAGATTCTTGCGGGCATCGTCCTCACCTGCCATGATGCGGTCAATTCTTTCGATGAAATCGTCGTCAGTATCAACGAACATCTCACCGTCGCCAGTAGTCAACCATATATAATCAACATTAAATTCACGGCAGATTGATTTGACAACCTGTTCAGTAACGGAGTTTTTTCCGTTTTCAATTTGACTGACAGAGTTCTTTTTCATTCCTATTTTCTCACCGAATTTTTCAAGGGTGAGACCGAGTGTTTTTCGCACTTCTCTGATTCGTTCGCCTTGTGTCATGTGAAATCACCTCCTCTATTTTCTAAAGCATAACACCGAAAGAGACAAAAATCAATAAAAAAGTTCTTTCAAAGAACAAAAAAGTGTTGACAATGTTCTTTTAAGGAATTATACTGTTCTTACAAAGAACACAGGAGGTACAAAACAATGACACGACAGGATTTGGTAAACAAATCAATAGACAAATTAAACACAGTAAAAGAGGCTCTCGAACTGATAAACATTCTTGAATACGACGAGTGCATCGCAGTTTTGACAGGAACAAAAAATCTACCGTCTGAAATACATAGTGCGTTAATGAGGAGAGGAAAAGAGGCAAACGGAGGAAAGACAACTCTTGCGTTAGCAATGGCAGGAATACAGAACATAGTGAACGAATAAGAACAGGAGGAACGGAAATGTGCAGAGTAGAGGAGTTGAATCAGTACATACAACAATTATTTGATTATTGGGAAGGAAAAAACGATGATTTCGAGCCTATTCCAATACCGAAAGAAGTTGACGACGAAATGGAGAAAGATTCCTTTTATTAAAGCCGAAACGGGGCAGCAGTCGCCCCGTCAGTGTCCGGATGGCAACCGACACTCTGACGATGGCAAGCCGAAAGACATCGTGCAGCGATACCGTGGGAAACATGGCAGCGGTCGCACCTGCTAAAAAGTGCGTGGATGGTCAACAGGTTTTCGATGATTTTTAATGTGAAAAGCATCAACACGGTATACATTGCCGGAAAAGAGGTGGACGGGATGAAAAGACCGAGAGAACCACCGACAGGAGGAAACAGGATGAATATAGGACGAATATTGCCGACAGAGGCAGCAGCAATCCTCAATGTGTCACCGCAATTCGTGAGGGTAGCAATGCAGCAGGGAAAACTCCCGATAGGAACGGCGGTGCAGATGTCCTCAATTTGGACGTATCACATTTCGGAAAAACTGCTTGCAGATTATTCCGGAAAGAACATAGAAAAAGAGATTGAGCGAATCCGAGGAGGTGTTGAAAAATGACGAGAAATGAGAAAAAGGCAGTGATTGAGAGCATGGCAGAAAAATTCATGAATATTGACGACCTTGAGGGAAAGTCAATGACCATTATGGTGATGTCTGCGTATGCCGAGGGTAAGGCAGCAGGAAAAGCAGAGGAGCGTCGCAGATGGGAACAGAAAGAGGCGGTTGCAGCCGTTTAATGAAAACGCCCCGTCATAACGGCGGGGCAGTACATAGCAGGAGCATGAGAGCAAAGAAAAAGGACAACCATTGCAGTGGTCGTCCTTGTATCGACTGATTGTGTCAGTCGCTAACTGATAGAAATATTATAGCAAATCTGACACAAAAAAGCAACTTGAAAAGAGACCGAAAAGGTCTATAAAATCAAGGACTTTCGGAACTTTTATCGTCCTTGTAATAGATAATAACAAGTCTACGAAAACATAACAGGAGGATTGTGTCAGATGGCAAGAAAAAGAGGGATGCAATATATCCCGTATGATTATGAGGCAGCATATAACAAAGCGATGGAGGACATGCATGAGTGGTTCATTGAGAACCTGTTCCAACATCGAAAGAAAGTTATATATGCACTGAAAGAGATAACAGCAGGAGACCAGTTTGAAATTGAGATATATCCGCAGTTCCGGAGCATGGATGAAGTACCTCCGGAGGGGAGGACAATCAAGAAAGACAACAGCAAGGCTCAAAAGAATCTGAATGACAAGAACGCACGGAAATATGTTGAGAGGCTAATCAATGAGAATTTCAGTGACCGTGATATTTGGATGACATTGACCTATGATGACGAGCATCTCCCGCCGGACGGGGATGTGGATGCAGCAATCAAGAATGTGCAAAAGTACATCCGACGCATCAACTATCAGAGGAAAAAGAGAGGTCTCCCGAATGCGAAATATGTCTATGTGACCGCATACAATCCGGATGCGGAAATCAGATGGCATCATCACATTGTCATGGATGGAGCGTTAGACATGGAGACGGTTGAATCCTGTTGGAAACAGTCAAGCAGGAATGAGGTTCGCCGATTGCAGACGGACGAAAACGGTCTGTCCGGTATGGCGAATTATATCGTCGAGGAAAAGAACCGTGTTCCGTCAGAAAAGAGATGGAACAGTTCGCAGGGATTGAGAGACCCACGAATCAAGGTCGTACACTCCAAACGTCCGGCAGCAGGAGGCGGTTATAAAAAAATAGGCTCATTCGTTGACGGAATGGTCAAAGACAGGGATTCCATTCCGGAGATATTAAAAAAGTGGTATCCGGACATGGATTTCACGAACGCAAATGTGTACTACAACGATTTTAACTGCATGTTTTACATACATGCACGAATGAGGAAAAGGAGGCTACAAAGTGAAAAGACGGAAAAGACAGGCAAGACATGCAGGACGACGTGATGCGTTCCATTTGACCATGATTGCGGTATTGATGACGGTGTTGTGCTTGATGATAGTGAATATCAAAGAGCCGGAGCAGACCGAGGAAGAGCAGCCGGAGACGACACATGCGGAAATGGTGCAGAATCCGGAAACAATCGTGCAGACGGCAGAGACCGAAAGCAAATACAAGGTTTTTGACGGCATGTCCGAGGACTGGGGAAGTGATGACCTTGAGGAATTTGTGTTTTATGAGTTACCGGAACAGTATGCAGATAAAGGCTATTTTCCGGAGAAAATGCAGATATACACAAGATGTCTATGCAAGCAAAACGACGTTCCTTATGCCCTTGTACTGGCAATCATTGAGCATGAATCCGGATATGAATTTGACAAGGTCGGAGACGGCGGGCAGTCAAAGGGATATATGCAGATATATGAGAAATGGCACACTGACCGGATGAAACGGTTGAACTGCACCGACCTCATGAACCCATATCAAAATGTGAGGGTCGGGATTGATTTTCTCTCATACCTGCTCAAGAAATACGGCACGGTGCAGGATGCACTTGCAGCGTATAACTACGGTGAAAAGGGTGCGAGGGAACATTTGTGGAGCAATGGCGTGTATGTCTATTCATACAACAGTGCAATCATGCAGAGGACGAAAGAGATTGAGGAGGTGGTCGGGAAATGAGTTTTGACTGGCAACCGGAATCAAAAGACAGATATTTCAGAAAAGCCGAGGCAGCAGTCAAGGCAGCGGGATTCGATGACATCCTGCAAATCAGCAGAGAACAGTTTGCAATCACGAAAAGCACGGTCAAGGTGTATTTCAAGCCGATTCCGAGAGAGGGAAAGACCCGCCGATGGTGGGAGGCAAAGAAAAGCATCGCAGGGATGCAGGAGCAGTCCGGAGGGCGTGACGAGTTCGGCAGGAAAAAGAAAACCATTTTTATTCATGCCTATATGGTTTTAGAAATGGAGGAGCAGGACAGGTGAGGGCAGGAGAAATCATTGAAAGAATCAGACACATGCTCAAGGTCAAGGACTGCAAACATGTATGTCTGTTCTGCGAATATTATGACATGTGCAAAGAGGAGGCGAAAGCGAATGAACATGAAATATGCAAAGAGAAGTGAGGACACGGAGCAAATCAACGTCGTGTCATGGGCGGGATGGAACATGAACCGTTATCCGGAATTAAAGTGGTTGTTCCATGTGCCAAACGGAGGCAGTCGAAACAAACAGGAGGCAGTCAAATTCAAACAGATGGGTGTCAAGGCGGGCGTTTCTGATTTGTGCCTCCCGTACCCGAAAGGCTCATACTGCGGGTTATTTGTAGAAATGAAATTCGGGAATAACAGGCAGCAGGACACACAAAAAGAGTTCCTTGCGGATATGGCAGCAGCCGGACATTTTGTTGCAACCTGCTATTCGGCAGAGGAGGCAATCAAGGTCATTGAGGAATATCTGAATTTGTCGGATGCGGTACACATGGAGAGAAATCTGAACATGAGTATCCCGAACAACAGCATCCTCAAGGACGGGAAAATCAAGAATTGAGGAGAAAAGCGATGAAAGTATTGATTGCGTTAGGTATTGCAGCGGTTGTCATGCTTGCGATGGTATTTCTTGCGGTGATTTTATTCGTGGCAGCAGTTGCGGTCGATATAGCGTCCGAATTTATGGACTAAAAAATATAACAGGATAACAGGAGGAAACAACATGAGAATTATTGCAGTAATGTCACCAAAGGGAGGAATCGGAAAAACGACGACATCCGATTCAATCGCCTATATGTTGGGCGAGGAGCAGGGAAAGAGAGTGCTTGTGTTAGACGGAGACCCGCAGGGCGATACATCAAAGACGTTCGGGGTATTTGAACCGGACGGAATCGGAATGAGTGAGCTGCTTGAGAAACATGAATGTGTCGGCGGTACATACAAAACGGGTGATTTGATTCGCCCGACGGAATACTCACACGTTGACATCATTCCGGCGAACGGCTATCTCATGAAAACGGACATGAATTTGCTGCTCAAGTCAGAGGACAATCAAGTCACACGATTGCGTGAGGCGTTGGAGGAGGTAGCGGACGCATACGATTATTGTATTTGTGATTGCGGTCGACTGCTTGACATGGTGGTCATAAATATCCTCATATCGGCAGAGTTAATCATTGCACCCGTAAAGGTTGGAGGATATGAAGTCGAGGCATTGCAGAACCTTGAGGAGCAGATTGAGGATTTGAGAGACATCAATCCGGATTTGAGAATCAAGGCACTCATGACCATGCGACAGAAAAACAAGACCTCTCTTGAGGTTGAGGAGTGGTTGAAAGCAGATTCCGGATTTGACATGTTTGTCACTCCGGTTCGCCGTTCCATCGTTGCGGAAAAATCAACAACGGCAATGATACCACTCCCGAAATTTTCAAAGCGTGGAATCGTGTCTCAAGATTACAGATGCGTTGTGCATGAGTTACTCAAGGAAATGGAGGGGTAAATGTGGGAAAGAGGAAAATCACCTGCAACAACGCCTCCTGCAAACACCACATAAGCGGAGGCGGGTGTGATACCTGCATCATGCTTGACGGTTCGGGAAAATGCAAGTCCTTTGAAAAAGGTTTTGCATATTATTTTCACATTGTATGGGATGCACTGGGAAACAAAAACTTTATTGACATGATAGAGGTGCAGAGAAATCCGGATTTGAGAATCGGAATGTATTATGTGATGGAATGTTATGAACTGGGATTTTCGGAAATGGAATGGGGAACATGCAGGATGCTCATGCTGAAGAACGGAGAAAACGGCGAACCGTTGAATTATGAGGGAATCACAGCGAGAGAGTTGAACATGGAAAAGTTCAGAAAACACCTCAATGATTTTGAGAATGGAATAATGCCAAATCAAGCACAAAAAGAGCAGGAACAGCAGAAAACCGAGACGAAAGAGTTCGGGTGGTTGTCTCCGACAGGCGTTTTCACGGAATCACCGTTCGGAACGCATGAAGAATCAGCGGAACAGATATGCGAAAGAAAAGGGTTCACGGATGAGTATTGGAAATGGGTGAAAGAATCCGGAGACAATGAAATCGGACACCTCATGCGTGATTTTCTTTCAGAGGTCAAAGGATATTGTCTGATTCACAATCCGTCCGGATATGCCGGATATATAGTGACAAACATGAAAGCACTGACAAAACATCAGAAAGATTTTTTATACAATTATTTCATGGATATGGGAGACAGATTCAAAGCCGAACAATTTGTCGAGTAAAAAGGAGGAAAGCACATGGGAAACATCGTGAAAACAGCAAAATGCAGATTCTGCGGTCAAATGACGCAGATTGAGGCAGACGAAGAACTGACAGCAGCACAGGCAGAGGAACAGGCAACAATGACATGTAACTGCACAGATGCGGTTGAGTATCAGAAAGAGAAACAGAGGAAAGAAAAGGCGATGCAGAACGTCGCTGCACTGTTTGGAGAGGCAGCAACACCGGACAAGAGATGCGGAGAGGGAATTGTGAAGATTCTCAAGGCAGCAGTTGAGGAAATTTACACCGGAGGACTGGCAAAGGTCACGTTGAACCTCCGTGGAGGCGTGAAAGCCTCTATTTCGCAGAACAGCAAGGGCGAAATCAACGTCGAACGTACCGAGACAAAAAAACAGAAACTCACAGAGTAATAACAGGAGGTTGAACAGATGGCAGCAGGATTCAGCGTGAAAGACGCACTCAACAAGAACAGCAAAGCAGGGATTGACGAATCTCCGAGAGCGAGATTCCGCACAAAGGACATTTCGATTTTCAAGATGTACCGCAACGACATGAATTTTTATAGTGTTGCAGACATCGAAGAACTGGCAGGAGACATCCTCCTGTCTGGTTTGAAACAGAACCTCGAACTTGTATATGCACCGTGCGAAAAAGGCGAATACAGAATCGTCGCAGGTGAAAGACGGTGGGAGGCTCTCAAGTACCTCGTATCAAAGGGATATAAAGATTTTGAACTTGCAACCAGTAAATTGACCACACCGCAGGACGATGACGAGGAGCAGGTTGAAATCATCATCGCCAACTCATACCGCTCAAAGACCATTTCCGACATGATTGAGGAGGAAACACGCCTCAAGGCATCTCTTGAGCGTATGAAAGCAGCAGAAAAGAAAATCAAGGGATATGACCTGCAATCCGGACGATTGAGGGATGTGATTTCCTCAATGCTGCATGTGAGCAAAACAAAGATTGCACAGATTGAGGCAATCAATAACAATCTGATTCCGGAATGGAAAGAGGAACTCAAGAAAGAACGCCTCACATTCTCCGCAGCTTATGAATTGAGCGGAATGACAGAGGACGAGCAGCGGGAGGCACTGGGGAAATTCACAGAAACCGGAGAACTCACGCACAAAGATGTGAAAGACATGAAAGCAGAAAAGGCAGCAGGGCAGCAGGTGTCAGAATCTGACACAGAGGCAGAAATCGGCATGAACCCGCCGGAGGTGAGAGCGGGCGACGATTACGAGACACCGCATCCGGAGGGAATCACATCAATCTGTTATTCCTGCACAGAATACGAGACTTGCAACGTCAAGACCGGAACATGCACCTCATGCGACCAGTACAAGAACCGTACAGAGGCATACAAGACCGACGAGCAGAGATATTCAGAGGAGCAGGATGCAATCGACCGTGAGACAAAGAAAAAACTCCGTGAGATGGAGCAGGAGGAGAAGATGCAGAACCTCCCATCAGACACACAGGAGACCGGACAGAAAGTGCATCAGATACGCCTTGCAAAGTCCTATTTTGATGATGTGGCAAACGGAATCAAGACATTTGAACTCCGAAAGAATGACAGAGGCTATAAAGTGGGCGATATTCTTGAAATGATGGAATTTGCGGACGGAAAGAACACAGGTCGCACGGTCAAGGTGCTTGTCACATATATGCTTGAGGACTACACCGGAATTGAGGACGGATATTGCATCATGGCAACCAAACTCATGAAAGAAAGCGAGGAATAATGAGTTATAAGCAAAAGCACCCGTATTTGATGCAGATTATATGTATCATCAAGTACAGTTTGGAAAAATGGAGGAAATAAGTGAAAACGATATATGTCAGTACAGGAACAATAAGAGATGCACAAGAGAGGGCAGGACGGCTCTACACGATATTAAGAGACCACACTCCGGTGATTGCAGATTTGAACATGCATAACACGCAGGTTATAACCGAATCGACGGTTGTTAGATATATTCCGGCATCCAATAAGATGGACGGGATGCGATGCGATATTGCAGCGGGATTCGGAGAATTGGGAAAGGTGATTGCACACGGGAATGTCCGTGATGATTTGAACGACGAAAGGGAACTTGCAAAGTATATCGTCGACAACGACACAGTTTCAGAAATAGAAAATATTGAATGCAGGAGGTAGAAATCAATGAATGACATCAAAAGAGGCGAAATGTTCTATATCAGCAGAGGGGGGGCATCCTACAACGGGAGCGAACAACACGCAGACCGTCCGGCGGTAGTGGTTAGCAACAACAAGAACAATGAGAACAGCAATGTTGTTGAGGTTGTATATATGACTACACAGCCAAAAACAGACCTCCCGACACATGTGACAATAAGGTCAACAGGCAGAATCAGCACGGTATTGTGTGAGCAGGTTTATTCGGTATCAACGGAACGCATCGGAACATATATCGGAGAGGCGACAGACAAGGAAATGGAGAATATCGACATTGCTCTCATGATTTCCTTGCAGTTGGATAATGGCATTAAGACAGCAAAAGAGTATTACAAGACCATCAAGGAGCAGCAGGAGGAAATCGACAGTCTCAAGAGAGAAATTGAGACAATGCAGCAGGAACATGAGGAGGCAATCGCAGAGATTGAACAGGATGCAGCAGTCTATGTTGAGGAAAACAAGAAAATTGCGAATGTGGCATCGGCAGAGGACACAATCAGATTGCAGACCGAAAGAGATACATACAAAACCATGTATGAACAGTTACTCAACAGATTAGTGAATGGAGGAGCAGCATGAACAAAAGCGAGTTAAAGGCAATATTTATCAATGCAAAGGCAACAGATGCGAAATACATCGGAGTGAGCATCCAAACAGAGGGCAGCAGTCAACCGGAAATCATCATCAATCCGAATCCGAATTTTGATGCGAAATTTGACTACTACATGGAGGCATACGACGACGATTTGATTCTGATTGCAGCAAAGGGCAAAAAGGACATCAGAATCACGGCAGCAGGGCAAGGAAACCGTTTCGAGGATATTGAATGTCAGTTATTAGGAGAGCGGGGCAAGGGTTGGAAAGAACTCATTGCAGGAGCGATTGACAATGCGTATGAGAAAATGATTGCAACCACACCTCCAACGACAGAGGAGGAACAGACCCATTGTGAAATGATAAAAGAGGCAGTCAAGGGAATGTTCATCAATGAGAGCAGGACGGCAGCAGAGGCAGAGTTCATCAAGACACACATTGTCGACTATGAGAAAATATTCGATGTCTGCATGAACGGTGATGACCTTGAGTTCAAAAAAGGACTTGTCAGATTGCAGAAAATGCAAAATGAATATGTCATGCAGCGGGAAAATGACTGATAGAGAAAAAGAGGCGTTCATCGGCGGGATAGAATTTGCGAGAGACTGGAATCTCGACATCCCGCCGGATGATTTGCGTTTATACGAGAGATTGATTCAAGAAAGGACGGAAAAAGAGAATGAACAAAGTCATATTGATGGGTAGGCTCACAAGAGACCCGAATGTCAGATATACACAGCAGAACAGTTCACAGGAATCCATGTGCGTGGCACGTTATACACTGGCAGTCGACCGCAGAGGTGCAAGAGACGGGCAGCAGTCAGCGGATTTTATATCATGCGTCGCATTCGGTAAAAATGGCGAATTTGCAGAGAAGTATTTGAAACAGGGAACGAAAATTGCTGCAACTGGCAGGATTCAGACAGGTTCATACACCAACAGAGACGGTCAAAAGGTATATACGACCGATGTTGTGATTGAGGAACAGGAATTTGCAGAAAGCAAGAGGGCAGCAGGAGAACAGGCAGAAAATGCCGGATATTCAGACGCAGGAGACGGATTCATGAACATTCCGGACGGTATCGACGGCGAATTGCCTTTTATGTAAGCGAAAAGGAGGGTTGTGATAATATGGGAATCTTAAAAGGCATAATTGACCGATTTCGGGCGATGGGAAAAACGGAAAAAGAGATTTCGGGCATTATTGAGACGGCAGCAGACAAAGCGACCGTAAATCCGGATGTCACGAAACCGGAAAAACCGAAAGAACCGGAAATGAAGATTGAAACAACAGCAGAGGCGTTCGTTGAGGCAGTTTTGCAAATGGGAACGACTTTGCAACAGGCAAAAACGGCAATTTTGAAAATGAGCAGTTCAAGAGATGCGGAAAACCGCAAAAACACGAATAACTGGCGTAAAATGCACGGTCTGCCTATGAGAAGAAAGCAGAAAGCGAGGAAAAAGCATGAAAGAGGAAAAGGAGCAGACGGTCATTGAAAAAACCTTGCTATATCTTGAAAATTATCGTGAAATGGAACGATACATCAACGAGGCAGTATCAGAGACCTCTCAAGTGCCGGATATAGGCAAATACAACATATCAGCAGAAAAGGCGTTCTTGCAATCGGTCAGAGAGTGCCGTGCAGAGACGGTCATTCTGTTTGAACACTTGAAAAAGGCTCTTGCATCGCTCAAGGAAGATGCAGAGGCAGCAGGTGAGGGGTACAAATATGACACTCTTGAGGCGGTCTATATAAAGGGCATGTCATACGAGGATATAGTGAGGGAGACAGGATGCGGACGCAACTCACCGAAAAAGTGGTGCAGGGTGATGATTCAGCGGTTGTCAATCAAGTTATTCGGTGCAAAAGCGATTGAAAATGATAAAAACGGAGTGAAAACAGGGTGAAATGAGGGTGAAAACAGGGGTAAAAAGTGGGTGAACAAAAGACAAAATAAACGTGATAATATGTTAGCGTGAACAGTTGAGACGAGCGATTGCAGATGTGCAGTCGCTTTTTTCTTGCCTGTTTGCCCTCCTGTTATATGCGGGTGGTATATACACAGTCATGTGCATAACTGCCCGCCTCTTGTGGATAACACAGCAGGAGAACACAGCAAGAGAGGAGAACACAGATGCTATTGAAATCATGCAGGTGTGGGAAGTTGATTCCGCAGTCAATGAAGATGTGCGAGGAGTGTGAGCATCGGCAGCAGTCGAGACACATGATATACAACAACACACGGCGAGACGAGAGAGCAGCAGAGTTCTATGTATCAAAGGAATGGCGGGCGATGCGGGAGCGTATCATTGAGGTCTACGACAACATAGATATATACGCATTATATGTCGAGCATGAGTTGCTCACATGCAATCCGGTTCACCACATTATTGAACTTGAGGACGACTGGGAACAGCGATTGAATCCGTTCAACCTCATACCTCTCAACCATAAGACACACAACACAATCACTGCTTTATACAAGCAGAGTAAAGCAAGTATGAGAGCAACACAAAAACAGTTGAGGTCACTGATTGAGTACCACTTTCGAGAGGCAGGGGGATATAAAAAAGTTTTGTGCGATTCGTTTTTAGTCGCACCCCCTCTTTTCCTTGGAGAAAACTCCCCACGGGAATTTCAGTAGAAAGGTATGTCCGAAAGAGGTGTCAGAATGTGACACAAAATACTGAAATGCTGACGGAAAGGAGGTTTGTTGCATCATGGCAGGACAGAGACAACCCACAGATTTGGTTGTAATGAACGGGCGAAAACACCTCACAAAAGCCGAGATTGAGGCACGAAAAAACGCCGAGGTCACAGCACCATGCGACAAAGTGAGACCTCCGTCATATTTGACACCGGAGCAAAAGAAACAGTTCCGGAAGATTGCGAAAGAATTACTCGAAATCAAACTGATTTCAAACCTTGATTGTGATGCACTGGCGAGACTGCTCATTGCACAAACACAGTACATCGAAATCACAGAGCAAATCAGAGCAACTCCATTGATGGAGGATGTTCCAGTCTATGAGATGCGGGAAAATCCGGACACGGGCGAAAAAGAACGTGTGCAGGTCGGTACAAGACAGGTCGTTTCCGGAGAAAGAGAACGCCTCATGATTATTCAAGACCGCTGCATGAAACAGTGTAGGCAGGGAGCATCAGATTTCGGACTGACAGTTTCCTCCCGCTGCCGTTTGGTCGTACCGAAACCACAACAGCAAAAGCCGGAGAACAAATTTGCGAAATATGCAAATTAAGGCATGGCAAAAGCAGGAGAAACACAAGACCGCTGCACACAATACGCCCTTGATGTTGTATCGGGCAAGATAACAGCCGGAGAATATGTCCGTCTTGCATGTCAGAGGCATCTTGACGACATCGAAAAATCGAAAGCAGCACCATACAAATACTATTTCGACGTTGAAAAGTCGAAGGAAATCATCAATTTCGCAGAGGAATTGACTATTGCAGAGGGTGAGGAAAATGAGCATGTGACGGCATATCCGTTCCAGTGTTTCATTTTAGGGTCACTCAATGGATGGAGAACAAAAGAAAAGTCATACAGACGATTCAGAACATCCTATGTGCAACTAGGACGACAGAACGGAAAATCGTTCATCAATGGTATTTTGGCATGTTATTACGGCAATTTCGACGGGTACAAGTACGGAAAAATATTTTGTACGGCGACAAAGCAAGACCAAGCGAATATCGTATTTGACGAGGTCGCAAAATTTATCAATTCCGACGAGGATTTGTCAGAATGGTTCAAGGTGCATGACCACAACCACACGATTGACTGCCTGCTGACGCATTCGGAAATCAAAGCATTGTCCGGAGACACAAAGTCACTCGACGGACACCGTGCATATTTGGGAATCGTCGACGAGTACCACGCCCACAAAACAAACCAGATGTACAAACTACTTGAGGGCGGTATCAAGAAACTCAAGTCGGCGTTGATTTCGGTCATTACAACAGCAGGATTCGACCTCAAGTCGCCGTGCTACAAGTTATATGAGTATTGCTGCAATCTACTCAAGGGCGTTTTCGAGAATGACAGTCAATTTGTGTATATCGCACAGATGGACGAACACGACGACAGGTACACACCGGAAAACTGGATAAAAGCGAACCCGATTCTTGAGTTTGACCGAGACGCACTTGAGAACCTCATTCCGATTGCACACACTGCCCGTGATATGGGCGGGGAGGACTTGAGAGATTTCCTCGTAAAGCAGTTGAATATGTGGATGCAGTGGTCAAATTCACTGTATATCAAGGACATTGCATCATGGAAAGCATGTGCAGTTTTGAAATCACTCAAGGATTTCAGAGGGTCAAAGTGCTATGTCGGCGTTGACTTGTCATCCGGAGGAGACTTGACATCAATCGCAATCGTGATTCCGTTCATGGTGGAGGACACGAAAAAATATTTTGTTCACACACATTCGTTCATCCCGTCCTCAAGGGTGGATGAACACATCAAGACTGACAAAGTACCATACGACGTATGGATTGAAAAAGGTCTTGTGACGGTAACGGAAACACTGGGAGGAATCAAGACAGATTACAAATACATCATCAGATACCTTGAGGATTTAGTGAGAGAATACAACCTCAAACCGCAGTTGATTTGTTACGACCCGCACAACGCATCAGCGTTCCTGTCAGACCTTGAGGCGATGGGATTCGATTCAATCTCTGTCACACAGACAGCAAAAGAGTTGAACGATGCGACAGTTGATTTCAGACTTGAGATTCTTGCGGGCAATGTGGAAATCGAGGGAATGGAAGTCGGCAAAGAGGGAAACAAGATAGTTGTTCCAGTTGACAGCCTGCTTGTTTGGTCGATTGCAAACGCAAAGACCATCTCGAACAACTACGGTGAAATAAAGATTGACAAAGACATCACGACAGAACGAATCGACCCGATTGACGCTATCATCGACGCATGGAAACACGCAATGAAAGAGGAGTACCGACCGGATGTGAACGAAACTGTCAATGAATGGCTTGAGCAATTTGAAAAATACATGAAGAAAGGCGGTGAGAAATAAATGAATCCGTTTCAAAGACTAGGAGCAAAAATTTCAAATCGGTGGAAAGGCGAACCACAGGACAGCGGGGGCAAAACGACATTGAACTCACCGTCATTCCTTGAGCGGATAGGACTGAAAAGAAAAGGAAAACCGACATCAGAGGTCACATATTTCACATGTCTCAAGATGCTGTCGGAAACCCTTGCAAAAATGCCTATCAAATATTATCAGAAAACGGACAAGGGAATCATTGAGGCAGAGGCGACAGATACATCAAAACTGCTCTCAAAAAGACCGAATCCGTTCATGACACCAACAACATTTTGGAACACGGTTGAAATCAACCGTAACCACTACGGAAACGCATATGTGTACATGAGAAAGAAGTTTGACCGAAAGAAATTCGGCGGTGAAATCAAAATCGTTGATTTGTGGGTCATGCAGTCAAATTGTGTGCAGATAGTCGTTGACGATGCAGGGATATTTGCAGGAGTGGGGCGTTTGTGGTACGTCTACACAGACCCGACATCCGGTCGTCAATATGTGTTCAGTACAGACGAGGTGATGCATTTCAAGACATCTTTCAGTTTTGACGGAATCACAGGACTACCAGTGCAGCAGATATTAAGAGACACGGTTGCAGGTGCATCCGAATCACAGGCGTTCATGAATAATCTGTATGAGAGCGGTCTGACGGCAAAGGCAACTCTTGAATATACCGGAGAATTGAACGAAAAGGCAAAATCAGCACTTGTCAAGTCGTTTGAGGAGTTCGGCAGCGGAGCAAAGAACACAGGAAAAATCCTGCCTGTTCCGTTAGGAATGAAACTCACGCCCCTTGACATCAAACTGACTGATTCGCAGTTCTTTGAACTGAAAAAATATAATGCCCTGCAAATCGCCGGAGCGTTCGGTGTGAAACCGAATCAAATCAACGACTATTCAAAGTCGTCATATAGTAACAGCGAAATGCAGCAGTTATCGTTCTACGTTGACACAGAACTGTTCATCATCAAGCAGTATGAGGAGGAAATCAATTTCAAAATGCTGCCGGATGAAGATTCAGACGACGGATATTATTACAAATTCAACGAAAAAGTATTATTCCGAACCGATTCAAAAACACAGATGGAATATTTGAGAAACGGTGTCGGTGGAATGATTATCAAACCGAATGAGGCAAGACGTAAACTCGACATGGAAGATGCGGAGGGAGGCGATGTCCTACTTGCGAACGGTAGCATCGTACCGTTGACGATGGCGGGTGCAGCATATTTGAAAGGCGAATCCGAACAGGAGAACGCCGATGAACCGGAACAGCCGGAGGAAGAAACAGAGCCGGACACAGAGCAGCCGGACACAGCAACAGAACCGGACGAAACCGACGAGGCAGAGGACGAGGATGAACAGGAGGGAGGTGAATAATCATGCTAAAAAAGAGACGTTTTGATTTTACAAAGAAGAATAAACGCAGCGGGAAAGTTGAAAATGTCGGCTATTTGAATTTAGAGCAGGACGAGGAGCAGAGCAGATGTTCCTTGTATTTCTACGGTGACATTGTATCAGCAACATGGGAATCCATGTGGTACGAGGAGGACAGATGTCCGCAGGACATCGCAGATTTCCTCAACCAGTTAGATGGATATGAGGACATTGACATCTATTTCAATTCCGGCGGTGGAGATGTATTTGCAGGACTGGCAATTTACAACCAGTTAAAGCGATATGACGGACACAAAGTCGGATATGTTGACGGAATGGCTGCATCCATTGCATCAGTCATCATGTTTGCATGTGACGAACTGCATTTCGCAACAGGTGCTCAAGCGATGATTCACAAACCGTTATGCATGGCATACGGAAACGCAGACGATTTCAAGGCGGTAATAAAACAGTTGAATCTCTGCGAGGATTCAATTCTTGATGTCTACATGGAACATGTGCAGGAGGGTGTCACAAGAGACAAAATTCAATCCCTCATGAGCAATGAGACATGGTTCGACAGTAAGAAGATGCAGCAGTATTTCAATGTTGAAATCGAGGAAAAGGCAGCAGTTGCAGCATGTGCATCCGACTTTTTCGAGAAATACAACAATATTCCGGAGACACTCAAGGGAATCGGCACAAAGGACATCGTCGATGCAGTGATTGCAGAACTTGAAAACCGGAACAGTGCAGCAGCAGAGGCAGAAAAACAGGAGATTCTCAAAGATTTATACCTTTACGGTATGTAAGAAAGCGAGGAAAAAACATGAATAAGGAATTACAGAAGTTACTCAAGCAGATTAACGACAAGAAAAATGAGGTCAAGAGCCTTGTGAACGACGGAAAACTCGACAAGGCAAAGGCAGCAAAAGAGGAACTCAAGGAGTTACAGAACAGATTTGACCTCCTCTATGATTTGGACGAGGAGGAGCAGGATGACATCAAGGACAAAGTCAACAACGGAACTGCAAAGCAGGTCGGCGGGGATGTCAAGCCGGACAAAAAGAACATCGTGAAATCGTTTGTCAACATTGTCAAAGCCGGATTCCTGCACAAAGAGGCAGACGAGGCAGACATCAAGGTGTACAAGGATGCACTCACATCTGACACAACCGCAGGAAGTGAGGGAGAGGTCGGAATCGGTGTGACAATTCCGGAGGACATCAGAACAGACATCATCGAGTTGCGTCGTTCATCCGACAACCTGGAACAGTATGTCAATGTCGAGGGCGTAACAACCAAGACAGGAACACGAAACATTGAGGTTGATGCAGAATCAACACCATTTGACAATGTTGACGAGGCTGCGGATTTTCCGGAGATGGACGAACCGGAATTTTTACCGATTGAGTACAAGGTAAAGAAAAAGGGTGGAATCCTCAAGATGACAGCAGAGTTACTTGAGGACACAGCATCCAACATCATGGCATACATCAACAAATGGATTGCCAAGAAAACAAAGGCAACCCGTAACGCAATGATTCTCAAGGTACTCAATGAGATGACAAAAGGGAAAGAGGTCACAGTCGAGAACCTTGACAGCCTCAAGGACATTTTCAATGAGCAGTTAGACCCTGCAATCGCTGACAATGCAGTTGTTATCACAAATCAGAGCGGTTTCAACTACCTTGACAAGTTAAAGGATAAAGACGGCAACTATATTTTACAGAAAGACCCGACACAGCAGACAAAGGGAAAGATGCTTTTCGGTGAATATCCTATCGTCAAATTATCAAAGAAAACTCTTGCATCCGAGAAGATTATGAACACCGATGGTCACACAATCGACGGGTACAAGCATCCTATTTTCTGCGGTGATTTAAAAGAGGCAGTCACACTCTTTGACAGAAACGTCCTCACAATCGACCTCAATGACAAAGGTGCGGGTTTATGGGATAAGGACATGACCGGAATCAAGGTGCGTGACCGTTTCGATGTGCAGCCTGTTGACAAGGGAGCAGTCATCAAGGGTCAGATTACAGAAGTTATCAACGGGTAATATGGCAGCAGGGCGGTGAATCCGTCCTGCTATTGAAAGCAGGTGAGAACATGACGGATGAAGAAAAAGAGAAGTACAGAGGCGGTCTGATTGCTACATGCAAGACATATTGTCACATCGACTATGATGACGACATCGAAATCCTTGAATTGATGCTTGACACGACACTGGATGAAATGACGGAACTGATTCCGAATTTCGACCGGAACAACCTCACAAGCCGTCAAAAACTGCTTGCATTTATGTCCGTGAAAGAACTGTACGACAACCGTGACAAGTACCGGAGCGACACGAAAACGCTATCCGCTGCCGTTTCCTCCATGCTATTGAAAGAAATATACGGAGGTGCAGCAGAATGACAGGCAGAATCAAGATAATTCGCAAGACAACAAGTGTTGTTGACGGTAGACGACAGCAGGAGGAAAAGGAGTTTTTCTCATGTTGGTGTGATGTCAAGAGTTTGGGAACAAATGAAAAATACAATGCGTTGCAGATAGGTCTTGAGAACACAATCATGTTTGAAACGAGAGCCTGCGACAAGATGGAGGAAATCAGATTGAATCTGAAAGAGTTCTACGCAGTATATAAAGGCGTTGAGTTCAAGATATATGATGCATGTCCGATGTTCACAGACGACAGGAAATATCAGTTGAAATGTAGAGCGGGAGCATAGTGTCATAATCTGACACCGGAGGTGATGCAGTGAAAATTGAAATGGAATTTCAAGGCTTGAAAGAACTCATGAAAGCATTTGAGGACGCAGCAAGCGACGAGGACATAAAAGAGGTCAATCAAAAGATTGTAAAGCAAAGCGAACCAGTTGTGAAAAACATCATGTCCGGCAAAATTCCGAAATCGGCAGACATCAAATTATCCGGTAGAGGTTTCGGTTCAAAGTCATCCGTGACATCACATGCAGCGGACAGCATACCGATGGGAGCAGTCAAAATGAAAGACACAGGAGCAACAGCAGATGTCGGATGGGAAAAGTCGGACAATAGCGAACACTTTTATGTGAAATTCATAAACTGGGGAACTATCTATCGCCCGCCTCAAGAATTTATCTATGCAACAGGGCGTGAGGCAGATGCGGAACTGCAAAAAATCGCAGAACAGGAATATCAATCATATTTAGACAACACATTGAAATGAGGTGAGAGCATGAGCAGCAGTCCGGACATCATCAAAGATGCATCCGACGCATTGAAACCAATATCAGACAGGAAAATCATCGTGATGCAAGGATGGTATGACAAAAACATCCATGACAGACATGTGACATTGTGGGATTTGGGAGAAAACGACGAGAATTTTTCGGACGACGATGCAGAGGGAGTGACGCTGTCAGTGCAGGTCACTATATTTTCAGAGAATGACGAGGTTGAACTTGCGAGGGAAATCAAGTCACTTATGAAAGAAAATGATTTCTCATTTGACGGCAGGAACGGAGACGATTCAAAGCCGGAGGACGGAATCTATATGAAAGCACAAAGGTTTTCAAAGTTTTATGAAATGGAGGAATAGACATGAGCGAAACAGTAACACAGGTTAGCGACACAGAACAGAAGATTGTGAGGAGTAGAACTTGCGGTTGTAGAGATTTCTACATCGCAAAACTCACACAGAACGATGCGAAAGCATACGTTGCAGAAACTCCGGTCAAACTGGCAAGAGCAATCAAAGCAAAGGTTGACGAAAAGTGGAGTTCTGAAAAGATTTACTCTGACGATGGAACAGAGGAAGTCATCAATTCCTATGAGGGAACAGAAATCGAACTTGAGGTCAATGCACTCGCACCGCAGGACAGACAGATTCTTTTCGGTCAGTTATACGAGAACGGTTTTCTTGTAAAGACTGCGGATGATAAAGCACCGGAGGTCGCTGTCGGATGGAGAGAAAGAAAACTCAACGGAAAGTATGATTTCAAATGGTTATACGCCGGAAAGTTTGCAGAGGGAATCAGTGAGGAGGCAAGCACAAAAGAGGGCAAATTGTCTCCGACAACAAAGAGCATCAAGGGTTCATTCTACGAGAGAAGTCTTGACAATGCGTATGAGATTTCGGTCGATGAATCAAATCTTGTGAAAGAGAACACAAAGGCAGCAGAAGCAATCAAGAGTTGGTTTTCAAAGGTGCAGGAAAAGAACGACGCAGCAGCGTAACAAGGGATATATAACAGGAGGATAAACCATGAAAAGAAAAATCATCATCAGCAACAAAGAGTTCACAATGCCGAAAATGTCGATTGATACATACACGGAGTATCTCGATATTGCGGAGCAGATTGACGCACATCCGAGATATACAAAACAGGACATTGAAATAATGGCGATGTTTGTCTGCAAAGCATACGGAGACCAGTTCACCGTTGAGGAATTAAAGAATCCGGAGACCGGACTGGATGCAGCAGGTTTGATTCTTGAGTTCCAGTTCATTGACGCAGGAATCGGGGAAGAACTCACCAAACGCATGGAGAAGATAGAGAAAAATTTTCAGAGTGGCAAGTGATACCGGAAATAGAGGTCACTTGCAGCGGGAAAAGATATTTTATCAACTCCATAACAGTGGAGCAGTACAAAAAATATATCAGTCTCATGGAGAAAAACAGCACGGAAAAGATTTCCGGAGTGATGTTTTTCAACACAAAGATAGTGCAGGAGTTATTCGGAAATGAATTGACGCTTGCGGAAATCGGGGAGATTGATGTGATTGATTTTCTAACGGCAATCAAGACGGTTCATTTTGTGATGCAGAACATAATTGCAGAGAAACTATTGAACATTGTCGAGGTTGAACAGGTGGAGAAAGAAAAGTCCGCATTTGACGAATACGACCGTGAAAACGGGTATGAGGACGAGCCGGAAGAACCGGAGGAAAATCAATGGAAAGTCTGCGGGGAGATTGTCGACCGTGTTGTAAAAATTGCGATTCGGCTTTTGAAAAACTCATACAGTCAGTGCATGAAAGAAAACATTGTCACGTTGTTGGAATACTTGCGTTTTGAATTAGACACAATCAACGAAAATCAGTAAGAGAGGAGGCGACCGAATGGCTTATACAAGCGTCAAAATTTCTGCAAATTCAAGTGATTACCAGTCACAAATGAAATCGGCAGCAGCACAAATGAAAGTCCTGTCTGCGGAATATACGACGGCAGCAACGAAAGCAAAGCTGTTCGGTTCGGAAACAGACAGCCTCAAGGCAAAAGCCGAATCGCTCACTCAAAAAATCACGGTGCAGAAAGGCATTGTGCAGTTAAATAGTGAGCAGCAGGAAAAGTTGACAAAGAAACTGTCAGAACAGAAAACAAAGCAGGAGGAACTCAAGGGAAAGATTGACGCTGCGAAAGAAGCCTATGCAAAGTCGACAGAGGAGACGGGGAAGAACTCCGAGCAGTCAAAAGCCTTAAAAGAGGAATTAGACAAACTCGAACAGGAGTACAAGGCAAATGAAACAGCAATCGGGAAAACAGAGACGGCTCTTGCAAATCAGACAGTAAAGACAGAAAAGTCAAAGACTGCCCTCATGAATATGGAGGCAGAACTGAAAAATGTTAATGAACAGTTAAAAGACAATAAACTTGAAAAATTTGCGACTGCTTGCGATACGGCGGGAACAAAGATGGAAAGTTTCGGAAAGAAAATGTCGGTTGTCTCTGCCGGAATTGCGGGCATCGGTGCAGCATCTATTGCAGCGTTCAAAGAACTCGACGAGGGATATGACACCATAGTGACAAAGACCGGAGCAACCGGAGAGGCACTTGAGGGATTGACAAAGTCTGCGGATAATGTTTTCGGCACAATGCCGGAGGATATGTCAACGGTAGGTGAGGCAATCGGAGAGGTCAACACAAGATTCCATACAACAGGAACGGAACTTGAAAAGACTTCAAAACAGTTCATACAGTTTGCAACAATCAACGGAACAAACGTCACACAGTCAGTTGACCAAGTTGACAAAATCATGAAAGCGTGGAACGTCGATGCATCACAAACGGGAAACCTGTTAGGATTGCTCACGGCAAAGGCACAGGAAACCGGAATCTCCGTTGATACGCTTGAATCAAATGTACTTGATAACAACGCAGCATTCAAAGAAATGGGTCTGTCATTGCCTCAAGCAATCAATTTGATGGCTCAATTCGATGCAAACGGTGTTGATTCCACTCAAGCGATGGCAGGTCTTAAAAAGGCATTACAGAACGCCACATCAGAGGGGAAATCAATGGACGAGGCGTTGTCAGAGACCATCGGCAGCATCAAGAACGCAAAAACAGAGACCGAGGCGATGCAGATTGCAACGGAACTGTTTGGAAAGAAAGGTGCAGCAGAAATGACAAAGGCGATTCGTGAGAATCGAATCGACCTCACCAGTCTGTCGTCATCAATGGAGGAATACGGAACGACGGTCGAGGACACCTACAACGGAACTCTCAACCCGATTGATAATGCAAAAGTTGCGATGAACAACGCAAAACTGGCATTGTCGACACTAGCATCCACAGCACAGACATCCGCAGCACCTATGATTGAGAAACTGACCGGAAAGATTCAAGAGTTGACAAAGTGGTTCACGTCGCTTTCTCCGGCACAGCAAGAAACAATCCTCAAAGTCGGTCTCGTGGTTGCTGCTATCGGTCCGTTGTCAATCGGATTCGGAAAAGTGGCAAAGGGAATCTCTGACACGGTAACGACCGGACAGAAATTTGTGTCCGGAGCTGCAAAGATAATCGCAAAGATTACGGCAAAGACAGCAGCCACGGCAGCAGGAACGGCAGCAGATACGGCAGGAACAGCAGCCACGGCAGCACACACGGCAGCTACAACAGCAGCCACGGCGACGACCGGAGGAATGACGGTAGCACAGACGGCACTCAATGCAGTTATGAAATTGTGTCCGATTATTTTGATTGTGACACTGATTGCCGGACTGATTGCAGCAGGTGTCGCACTATATAAAAATTGGGATAAAGTCAAAGAAAAACTGTCCGAATTGTGGGGCAACATCAAAGAAAAATTCAATGCAATCAAAGAGACCATCACGGGAGCATTCACGAAAGCGAAAGAGGCGGTCACGAATAAGGTCAAGGAAATCGGTGACAACATAAAAAATAGCACAATAGGACAAGCTGCATCGAAAGTATTCAACGGCGTAAAGGACACGGTTCACAATGTCATGTCGGCAGCGACCGAAACGGCAAAGGAAAAACTGGGGAACATGAAAACCGCCTATGAAGAAAACGGAGGCGGTATCAAGGGTGCCGTTGCTGCCGGATGGGAGGGAATCAAAGGATATTATTCAGCAGGATTCACATTCGTTGATAATTTATCCGGAGGGAAACTCTCTGAAATCAAATCAAAATTCTCTGAAAAGACATCGGAAATCAAAACAAAGGTTTCCGAGGGTTGGGAGAATATGAAAACCACCGTCACCACAAAAATGACGGAATGGAAAACCAACGCATCAAACAAACTGAATGAAATAAAGACGAATTTTTCAACAAAGGTTTCAGACATCAAGTCAAATGTTTCAACAGGTTGGGAGAACATGAAAACCACCGTCACCACAAAAATGACGGAATGGAAAAACAATGCATCAAATAAATTGACGGAAATAAAATCCGGATTCTCCTCAAAGGTTTCGGAGATAAAAACAAAATGGTCGACGGATTTCACGAACATAAAGGACAAGGCAACCTCACTCATGGAGACGGCAAAGTCCAATGTGTCAACGAAACTAAACAACATGAAATCCGCATACAGTGAAAAAGGCGGGGGAATCAAGGGAATTGTGTCCGCTACATTCACAGGCGTAAAGGACACGATGAACTCTCTCATGGGTACGGCGAACACTCTGACGGGTGGAAAACTCGACAGTATCAAGTCGGCGTTTTCCTCAAAAATGGGAGCAGCAAAGTCAACCGTGTCATCGGTGCTTGACGACATCAAGGGTGCATTTTCGTCAAAATTAGAAAGTGCAAAGTCTACTGTTTCGAGCGTGATTGAGAAAATCAAGGGCGTGTTCAATTTCAAGTGGTCATTGCCACATTTGAACCTCCCACACATCAGTGTAAACGGAGGAAAAGCACCATACGGAATCGGAGGAAAAGGTTCACTCCCGTCATTCTCGATTGAATGGTACAAAAACGGCGGTATCATGACGAATCCGACCGTGTTCGGAATCAACGGAAATAGTCTCATGGTAGGAGGCGAGGCAGGAGACGAGGCAATATTGCCTCTTGCGGAATTTTACAACAAATTGAACAGCATCCTTGACAAGAAACTGGATGCAGTACAGAAATCGCAAGTTGTGTATGTAACGAATCACACATACATTGACGGCGACGAAATAGCAAGCAGAACCGTGTCAAAGGTTGATGCGGAAATGGTAATAAATAAGCGAAAAGGGAGGTAAAACAGGGCGATGAAAATAAACGGAATAGACATCAAGAAATACGATGCAAAGCAGTTGACCGCCGATGTGCAGCCTCCCTCTTTTTCAAATTCTTATGAATGGCTGACGAGTGCAGCACTGCCGACGGAATTTGAGACAGAGGTTCAGATGGGTCATTTGAAACTGTCAATATATTTCAAAGGCAAGGACAGGAACAACATCATCCGTGCTGCATCGGAGTTCATGAGCAATTTCACAAAGGCTTGCAAGATGGAACTCGACGGCTACAAAGGAACATACATCGGATTCATCACAACAAATGACTACGAAAAAAAGAATGTAAAACAGAGGTACATTGTAAACCTCGAATTTGACGGCTTTTTCGTCGATGACGACCTCTCAATCACATTCGACGGGAAAACCTCTGCATCGTTCTATAAAGTGGGTACAAGAGACGCTCCGTGCGTTGTGGAGGTATATGCAAAGAGTGCCTTGACGAATTACACAATCACCGGACTGGGAGAGGATGACATCATCATTGAGAGTTTGGCAGCAGGAAAGACGGTTGTGATAGATGCAAAGACAGGACTTGTGACAATCGACGGGGCAAATGCATTCGACAAGGTGAACATGTGGACGTTTCCGGTATTAAAGACCGGAGAAACAGCACTTACATTCTCCAACACAAAGGCGAGAGTGACTATCAGATACACGCCTATGTGGATTTAGGAGGTGAGAGCATTGCAGATTTTTAATGACAAAAAGAAAAGAATCGGAACATTGTCCGGATTCAAGAACCAGGAAATCACCACGACACTGGATTCCGGAGACAAAGAGTTGTCGTTCAGTTATCCGACAGCGGGAGCATTGGTTGACCTGCTAAAAGAAGAATATTATATACGCACCAAAACGGACGAATATGTCATCAAAGCGGTTGAAAAGGGAGAGCAGTTCAACAAATACACAGCAGTCCTCAATGTCGAGGAGTTGGAGGGAACGCCGTTCCCGTATGGTTTTGAATCACAGGAGCAGACAATCAAGGCGTGTCTTGAGTTTGCGTTCGAGGGTACGGGATGGCATGTCGGAACATGCACCGTCACAAAGAAAAGAACTATCGACGAGCAGGAAAGCGTCACGGCATGGGATGTCCTGCAAAAGTGCCTCACGACATATCGTTGCGAGTGCATCATCCACTCTCTGACAAAAACAATCGACATATATGACCGGATAGGGAGTGACAAAGGTTGCTATTTCATGGAGGGGTTGAACCTCCGGAAAATATCATTGAAGTCGGACACATACGATTTTTACACAAGAATCTATCCGATAGGCAAGGACGGCATCACACCGGAATGGTTGACCGGAAAAGATTACATCGACAATTTTCAGTACAGTTCCAAAATCAAGGCGTATGTTTGGAAAGACGAAAGATATACCAATACCACAAGTCTGATTGAGGATGCGACAGCAAAGATTGAGGAAATGTCAAGACCATACAAGGCATACACCGCAGAGGTGGTCGACCTTGCGAAAGCGTCAGAGGAATACAAAGACATTCTCTCATACGGAATCGGAGACACGGTCACACTTGTGTCAAAGAAAACGAGGACGAGGGAAAAGCAGAGGATTGTCAAAATCACAGAATATCCGGAATCGCCGGAAAAGAACACGGTTGAGATTTCCAATGCGAGAAAGACATTCGCAGAGATTCAGAAAGAGGAGACGGCAGCAGCCACGGAGGAGGCGGTCTCCATCTCAAACAGGGCGACAAAGAAAGTCCTTGAGAGTTATTCGACCACGGAGGAAATAGAAACCAAAATCACGGCATCAAAAGAGGCTATTGAGGAGGGCGTTTCCTATAAACTGAAAAATTATTATACGTCGGTCGAGATGGATTCGTTGATAAAAGCGACAAAGGATGAAATCTCACAAGAGGTAAAACATGTGGAGGAAAATTCGATGCACAACTATGTTGTGAACGGAGATTTTTCAAACGGGTTTGATGATAATTGGTACAACAATGACGAGACAAACAACTCCGTGATGGATGTGTCCGGTTTGGGTACGGTTGCAAAAATACTGAAAACATCCTCAAGCAGTTCCTATATACGGCAGAATTTAGGGAAAATACCTGCGGGAACATATCGTGTGAGATATAAGGCAGCAACAGCAGCAGGGTACGAAAGCACGGCAAGGGTGCAGGTGGGGGCGTTGGGAAGTTATTCAACGACATCCTCCGGAATGTTAAAGAGCAAAGAGTTCACGACGATTGAACGTGAAATCACGGTATCAGAGGGAACGAAATATATTTACATTTACGCATACACACAGAACGCACCCGTGTATATCACGGATATCGAGGTATTAGGACTGTATTCATTGTATGCGGATGCAAAGATTCAAGTGACTGCGGAGGAAATAACCTCCGAGGTCAACAAAAAAGTGAACAGCGATGATTTCGGAACACTAATCACACAGAACGCATACAATGTCCGAATTGCATTTAATAAAGGCAGTTCGTACATGCAGTTTGATTCGACCGCAATCACAATGTACACCGGAACGATTACGGATAACCAAAAAAGAACACGATTTGACTACAACGGAACTCATTTCTATCGTGACGGATATTATGTCGGAAAAATCGGAACGAACACGATGAAAGGCAACGACAGTCAGAGAGGACTTGTTTTTGATATTGAGTACAACACTGCGTATATGTCATGGTCAAATAAAGAATCGCAGAATGCAGATGTGTACACGATGAAATGGTCGTACTGCACACAGCAGTGTGGAAATTACGAGGCGAACATGCTACATGCAGGAGCAGACATCAACATGCATTTCTTCACATTAAGGAATGTAAGTTTTGAGGATGGCTCAATAAGCGGAACGCTAACATTCAAACAACCTTTAGAAGTAGGCAGCGACGGGAAACTGACAAAGTGGTCAACGGCGACGCTTAAGTTCAAAAGAGGAATATTAGTGTCCGGAACATGGAGCAATGGATAAAACAGGAGGAAAAGAAATGCAGATGAATGACGAAAATATTCAGACAGAGGAAGTCAAACGAGCAGCAGAACCGGAGTATAAAATTCCGGAAGATGCTACCGACAACTCAAGACCAAACGAAACAGCAGAGGTTGTGACGAGGGAATCAGCAGAGGAGACAAACACAGAACTCTTGCAGAGTATTGACAAGAAACTTGACATGCTGCTTGCAGCACAAACAGCGACACAGGCAGCAAAGGAGGAATAATCATGAATACACCGATTGCAGTAAGAATTGAATGTGCAAAGGGAGAAATCCTCAACGCCATGGAGACGATACAGAAAAGACATGCGTTGCCTCCCTGCATCATGGACGGAGTTTTGTCCTCCGTACTGGCAGAGGTAAGGAGTGAGGCAAAGATTGAACTCATAAACTCAACAAATACAATGATGGCAGAAAAAAACGAGGAACTTGAAAAGGCAAAGAAAGCAGCAAAGAGAGTTCTGAAAACAGAACCGGACGAGGAGCAGCCGGAGCAGGATGAACCGGAGAATCCGGAGGAATAAGAAGTAAACACCGAGAGGAGGTGAGAGCATGGCAGCATTGACGAAACTGACAACGAACATCAATCTTGAAATGTCCGGAGACACTAAAAGATATTTAGTATCTGCAAAGCAGGGAGACAAGGCAACACGATTCATTGTCGCAAGACTGCTCAACAACGGTGAACCGTACACAATCCCGACGGGTGCGAGAGCGGTCATCAACATCACAAAGCCGGACGGAAAGCATGTGTATAACACATGTTCATATTCCGGTTCGGATGTGACAGTCGAATTGACGAATCAAGCACTTGCAGCCTCCGGAACGGCGTATTGCGACATTGAAATCCGGACAAACGATGATTCACAGGTTATCACATCCGCATCATTCACAATGGAGATTGAACCGTCACAGAGGAATGAAAATGCTATCTTGTCAGCGAATGAGTTCACAGACCTTGAGAACCGGATTGCAGGACACATCAAGAATATTGATGACACGGATGCAGCAGTCAAGAAAGCGGAATCCGAAAGAGTGGTCGCAGAGAATGCGAGAGTGAAAGCGGAAAAGGCAAGGGTGACGGCAGAAAATAAGCGACAGGAAAATGAGAACACCCGCATCCAACAGGAGCAGCAGAGGAAGCAGGACACCTCACAGGCGGTCAAGAATACGAATGAGGCAACAGATGCATCCAAAAAGGCGACAACAGCCTGCAAAGAGGTTACAGAGCGGGCAGAGGATGCATTGCAGAATCAAGAGCAACTTGAGGCGACATTGAACACGGCGACGCAGATTCGACAGGATGTGTCACAGATGCAGACAGCAGTTGCAGAGGCAAAGAAACAGGTCGAGCAGGACAAAAAGGATATTGATGACACGATTCAAAATTCACTGCTTGCATCAGCAGAGAAAATCCTTGAGAGTGTGCAGGACTATTTCAACCGTGCCGAGGCTTTATATTCGAGTATGTATCTTGATTGTGACGGCGAAACACCGTATCTGCGAACAGTGACACCGATTTTCATTGATGGAGCAACACCACAGGTCAGAAATGCGAATGAGGGTGTTGATTTTGACGGAGGAACGCCGACCTCCCGACAATTAGCAGTATAATTCCACGATACTGGAAACAGACGGCGAAACGAACACAAAGGAGTGATTGTGTGATATATTCCATAATCACGGAGCAAAGGAGGTTGAACAATGGCAGCAATCAGACCATGCACCGGAACAACGGCAGACTGGAAAGCGGTTGAGGACACTCTGATTCTCAAGGAAAGAGAAATCGGAGTTGAACTTGATGCATCCGGTCATTATCAAATCAGACAGGGAGATGGTAAAAAGAAATTCTTTGACCTGCCGATTATCGTCAACAATGCCCGTTATGAGGAAATACTGACATTGACACAGGGATATATGAACACCGTGAACAATTTCAGCAAGAACATGACAGAGGCGACGAACAGTGCAAACGGTGCAGCAGCAACGGCAAACAATGCAGCGTCGACAGCGAGTGCAGCAGCAAAAGCGTGTCAAGGCATTGTGAACGGTCTCAACACTATGGTTGACACCGTCACAAAGAAATCATGTGTCCTCACGGTTGAGGATGGAATTTTGACGATAAGGGAGGCGTAAAAAATGGCAAGTGGAGACTTGATTGTAAAAGTAGCAGACAAAGACACACTCGACCGCACATATGCGAATACAAACGCTATACTGGCAGCAGTCGGGGAAGATGTAAGAATAAAGGGTGTAAAGCGTTACGGAATGAAAATCAACAAAAATGACAGCAATCCGGCGACACGATGCACATATCTTTTCGATGCGGTGGGAATGACACCCGCTGCGATGAATTATTCTGCCGGACGGTTCGATTTTGGAGACTGGGGAAACGTCTTTTTTGTAAAGAACAATTATCCGGCAATGGTCAAATATGACGGTACAGAAGATTATAAACTCGACCCGAACGACCACACAAAGAAAGCAGACGGAAAAACGGCATCCGATGTCTCAAACACGGCATACGGAGGAAATGCAATGAGTGTATTCGATGGCAGCGGTGACAAGGGCAAGATTTGGCTCTCACAGTTTGAAGTCGGAAACTATGAGTACATGATTATTTCAAACGTCCAGTACGATGAATCATACAACGATGACGCATATGTCAGAGAGGACGGTTCACATGCGGACAAACTCTATTTCCCGATGTTTGGCGGTTCGTATGATGGAACACGCATCCGCTCACTTGCAGGACAGGCACTCATGTATAACACAAACGCATCAACAGAGATTGCAAGAGCAAAGGCAAACGGTGCGGGATGGAATATCGGCTCATGGAGCAAACGAAACCTGTTGAATTGTATGCTCAAGATTATGTCAAAGACAGACAATTCACAGACTGCATTCGGACAGGGTCAGACATCCGGATATGTGAACGACGCATCACAGAATTACGGGCATCTTGCAACCGGAACACTCAAGGACAAAGGACAGTTTTTTGGATATAACGACACAACACATGAGGTCAAAGTGTTCTACATGGAAAAACCGTGGGGCAACCGTTGGGATAGAATCAACGGTCTGTTGATGGTAGGCGGTGAAATCCTTGCAAAGATGACACCACCGTACAATCTGACAGGAAAGGACTTTGAAAAGGTCGGAATCACATTCACATCATCCGGCAACGGTTATCAGAAAGGAACAAAGTCAAGCAGATTCGGACGCATTGTCAATTCAATAGGTGGCAGCAGTAGCACATACACATGTGACTATTTTTGGTGGAATGCCGGAATTACTGCGGTCGCCCTTGTCGGCGGTGACTGTAACAATGGCGAGTACTGCGGTGCGGATTACTTGAATTTGAACAGTTCTGCGGGCGGTGCGAGCTGGGGCATCGGTGCGTCCGTTTTCTTAGAACAGCCTATCGCTGCGTAAGCAGCAGGGGGAGGAACGGAGGGGGAACGCCTCCGCTATTCCCGCCGTTAGGCGGTGTGGTCGTTTTTAGAAAAATGAATATAGGGATATAGGGTGCGGTGTCGGGCGGTGTTCCTGCTCCCTGCGGTCGCCCTTGTCGGCGGTAACTGTAACAATGGCGAGAACTGCGGTGCGGATTACTTGAATTTGAACAATTCTGCGGGCAATGCGAACTGGAACATCGGTGCGTCCAATTTCTTCTCATATCGGAGCGTTTAATCAAATGCAGCCTATATCCCACGCCACAAGGCGAAAATCATTCCGGATATAGGGTCGGTTGAGTAAGCATAAGCACAAAAACCGATAGGAGATAAGAAAATACTATATGAGAAGTTACAACAACCTATATGAACCAATGTTGCAAGACGACTACATAAAACAGTGTTTTATAAATGCATCCAAAAAGAAAAAGAACAGGAATGATGTGCGGGAGGTATTAGAGAACCTCGATGAACACACAGAACTCTTGAAAAAGATGTTGACAGAGGAGTTGTTCATTCCGGACTATCACAAACCGAGCATCATCAACGAGAGCAGCAGCAAGAAAACACGCCGTATATTGAAACCGCATTACAAATATGAGCAGGTTATTCATCATTGTGCAATAGGTCAGTTCAAACCGATTGTGATGAATGGATTGTATGAATTTTCATGCGGGAGCATTCCGGACAGGGGTGTTCATTACGGAAAGAAGTACATGAGAAAATGGCTTGATTCCTACGACGGAAAGAAATTCTTTGTTCTCAAGATGGATGTTCACCATTTCTTTGAATCCATAAACCGGAGAATCCTCAAAAGGAAACTCAAAGAGGTAATTCGAGATAAACGGTTTTATAGATTACTCTGCATACTGATTGAACATGACAAAATAGCACTCGTTGCAAAGATTTTGACGGATGCAGGTGTTGAGATAGATGCAGAGCAGACGAAAACGCTTGTCGGATGCATAGCATTTGACGACATCTCCGGAGCGTTGGAGATATTGCAGGAAATCGGCATCACAGGAGCGATGTTTGATGAACTGAAAGAAATTATTGAGGAGATGCGAAAAGGCGTTCCGTTGGGATATTTCACATCACAATGGTTCGGCAATTTTTACTTGAAAGCACTCGACCATTACATCAAGGAGGAACTCCATGCAGAGCATTACATGCGATATATGGACGACATGGTGATACTGGGAAAGAGCAAAAAGAAACTGCACAAAATACATGCAGCAATCGAAACATATCTGAATGACAATCTCGACCTTGAAATAAAAGGCGATTGGCAGGTGTTTAGATTTGAATATCCGGTATTTGATAAAGGCGGGAATCCGGTACTCGATAAAGACGGAAAGCAGGTCACAAAGGGTCGTATGCTTGATTTTATGGGATTTCAATTTCACCATGACCGGACAACCATCCGGAAATCAAACATTGAGGCTGCGAGACGTAAGGCAAACCATATCTCAAAGCAGGATAAAATCTCATGGTATAACGCATCGGTGATGTTGTCATATATGGGATTGTTCAAACACACGGACACATACAACTATTACATTGATTACATCAAACCAAAAATCAACGTCAAGAAACTCAAGAGGATAGTTTCAAAGCATAGCAGAAAGGAGAATGAACATGACAGACTGGAAAAAGGTGACAGGAACACAGCCGGACAAGCCGGAGGAGGTCGACAGGACATCGTCGCCGTCAACGGTTTACCTGCGTAAGAACATCGAACAGGTGACAAGAGAGGTTGAGGGTAGCGACGGAAAGATGCAGACAGTGACCGAATGGCAGTACGACGAGAAAGAAATGACGGTCAAGGAATATGAGAACATGGCACTCATGAAGTCAGTCGTTGAGGAGAACACATCCGGAATCGTCGAATCAGTGACACAGTTTCAGAAAGATGCGGTCATTGACGAATACACACAGCAGTTGATTGAGGAGGGGTTGATTTAGTATGAAAATACTTGTTGAAAGTCTCAAAAGAATGTACAAAAAAGGCACTCTCACAAAGGAACAGATTTCCGAGCGTGTCGCAAAGGGCAGTATTTCAGCGGATGAATATGAATATATCACAGGAGAAAAATTCTCCGGCGGTGATACAGAATGAGTCCGCTTGAAATAATATCACGATTGTGCGATGTGACGGAAAATCTATCGGCAATCGTGAAAAAACAGCAAACAATCATTGAACAGTCGAAAATCGAGGAGGCGGTCAGAGCGGAACTCCGGCAAGAGGTAGAGGAGACAGACAGGGAGATGGATGTTCTCGAATATCACATGCGGAAATACTGCGACACCGACGACATCGAGGCGACAGAGTTCGGAAAGGAGAACGCCGTTGACGATTGAGGTTTCCTTGCTAATCTCCGGAGCGTCGGTTGCATTCGCAATCTTTTTCGGAATCTGCTCAAAGCAGAGGAACGACAAAAAAGACACACAGGAAGAAACGGAGAGACGAGCAGAAAATGACACAATGGTGGTTGTGAAACTTGAGAACATCGCAGACGACATCAAGGACATCAAACGGGAATCAAGAGAGAACCGCGAGGAGATGAAACAGTTGAGAGAACGTGTTGTCATTGTGGAACAGTCACTCAAGAGTTATCACAAGAGACTGGACGGAGAACAGCATTCCGACCGATAACAGGAGGGCAGGAAACAGGCAAGAATCAACCTCACAGAAAAGAGGCAATACATGAGAATGACAGAACAGGAACGACGCATCAGAATCCGGCATCTGAAAAGAATGTACCGGATAAGGGAGCGAAAAGAGAGACATGACAAAAAGGTGTCCGGTCTGTTCATGAAACGTGTTGTATTCACTTTGATTCTTGCAGCATTTATCTTTACAGTCGTGATGATATTTGTGTTTTTACGGATGGGTTCAGAACCGTCGACACTGATTGAGAATGTATTCCGTTTTCTATCAGTCGAGGGCGGTGCAATGGCACTCATTAAGTCCGTGAAAACGGTCAAGGGAACAAAGTCAAACGGAGAAATACAACACAATGACGAACCGGAACAGGATGACGAGGAGGTACAAGGATGAAATACATCGTCGAGAATTGGTTTGTGATTGTGGGTCTGATTGCAGTATGTGCAGCGGGAGGATATGCAGTATATGTTTTCGTGAAAATGCCGTCAGACAAACAGTTGAACAAAGTGAGAGAATGGCTGCTCTATGCAGTCACAAAGGCAGAAAAGGAACTGGGAGGCGGTACAGGTCAAATCAAACTGCGATATGTATATGATATGTTCGTCGCACGGTTCACATGGCTTGCGAGAGTGATTTCGTTCGAGGCTTTTTCGATGATGGTCGACGAGGCACTTGAGAGAATGAAAAAGATGCTTGAGAGCAACAAGGCGATGCAGACGCTTGTGAGCGGTGAGGCAGGTGAAACGGTTGAAAAGGATATGTGATTTCGCAACCGGAAACGCACACACAATCGTGCTGATATATGCAATCGTCGCTGTCATCGTATGGGTGGCGGTAAATCTGTATTTTTGGAAAATTTCTTTTGATTTAGACAGAGAAATTCGGGAAGAAATGAGAGAATACGGGGATTGCTATTCTGACACGGACGAGGCAAAATTCGGGAAACACATAACAAGGTTGACCGGATTCATCATTTCAATTCCTGCTGCGGTGATGTGGTGGTGTACACCTCTAATCGTGGCGGGATTGATGATATATGACAAGATACAAGAAAAGAATCCGGAATTGTGCGGATTCAAAGCAGACGATTTTGACAAGGAGGAAAACAAATGATTTCAAATTGCGGACATGACGAAAACGGAAGATACTCCGGAGGAAAAGCCGGAGACCAAACAGGTACAGAGTGGCAGGTTATAAATTGGTATAGTAGACCGTGGAAATGCGTTCTCCGTCACCCGAACGCAAAAGTGAGAGCGATGATTGCGAGCATGGCAAAGGCAGCAGCAGTCAATAATAAAATCGGATATTGTCAGTCTCACAGGGGTACATTTTGGACGAATCTTGCAGATTCAAATTTCGACCCCGCACAGATTACAGTTGCATGTGAGGCAGATTGTTCATCCGGTGTCGCTGCAATCGTAAAGGGTGCAGGTTACAGACTGGGGATTGACGCACTGAAAAAGGTGAGTACGGCATGTTATACCGGAAACCTGCGAGCAGCACTCAAGGCAGCAGGATTCGAGGTACTGACAGAAAACAAATATCTGACATCGGATGCGTACTTGCTTGCGGGAGATATTCTGTTGAATGATGGTGCTCACACAGCAACAAACCTCACAGACGGTGCAAAGTCATCCGGAGCGGGAGCATCCAACACAACACCAGTCAAGAGCAACACAAAGGTTGATGTTGCACACGGATTCAACAAGAGCCTTGCAGGAACATACAAGGTGACTGCATCCGGATTGAATCTCCGTGCAGGAGCAGGAACAGGAAAATCAATCCTTGCAGTGATGAATCACGACGAGAAAGTCCAGTGCTATGGATATTATAACGACTGCAACGGTGTGAAATGGTTGTATGTGGTTTATAAGAATATCGTCGGTTATGCATCAAGTAAATATTTGAGCAAATAGGAGGGGTAATCATGTTATACTATTTAGGAAAAGGAACGGAGTTCAAGAAAGAGGACTGCAAAGAGTACAAGAAACTTGATGCAGCACTCAAGGCAGCAGCAAAGGACGAGAGCCTCGTTGTTTGGGATGAAACCGGAAAGGTCATCGGTTCGCTCACGGATGATGTTCCGGAGGGAACGTTGCAGACAAATCCGGACGGCAGTGTCAACACATACGATGCGGACGGAAACAAGACCGGAACAGTAGAAGCAGAGACGCTCAAGGAAATGACAACGGTCAACGACGATGTGAGCGAACTTGCAACCGGAGACAATGAGCAGAAAACACCGCAGGAGAACGCAGAGGACGACGAGAACGCCTCAAATGAGGATAAGGCGACAAATCCACCGACCGAACAGGAAAACGGCGAAAATAAGGCGAATACAGAGCCGGACAAGGCAACAGAGGAGCAGCAGGAGGACAAGGTCATCATTCCGCAGGGAAAAATGAGGGTGACAGTCATTTGCGACGGTTCACTCAATATCAGACGTTCGGCAGCGTGGGGCAATGACAACATCTGTGGTCGTGCTATCAGAGGACAGTCATATTATGTGAAAGAGATTCATGTTGTAGACGGAAAGAAGATGGTCAGAACAATCGGCGACCTTTACCTCTCCGGAGAATCCGAGCATGTACAGTTCGAGCAGTTATAAAAAATAAGGACATAAAAAAGAGGACGACATCCATTTCCGGATGTCGTCCTTGTGTTATAATGAAATTATGAATGTGCTTGAAGTTTGGCAATCAATGCATCCTGCAAAACTTTTGAATAATTGATACCGTAATTTTCACATGCAGTATTAAGCCACGCAGGAATACTCAAAGTTTTCTTGACTGCCTTGTCATTGTATGCACGGGCGTATTCGTCAAGGTTGACACAAATCAAATTGACAAGTGCTGCGTCCTCGTCTTTTTCGACTGCATCAATAGGAGTTGGAGCGGGGAGAACCTCACCATCACGCAAAGATGTGAACAAATACTGACCGCAAGCCTCTTGAGCCATTGCGAAAGCATCCGCAAGATTATCCCCGTATGTTGCTAAATCATTGAGGTCGGGGAATATAACAGAATATTTTCCGTCGTCCTCCGGATAAAAAACAGCAGGATAAATATAATTCATGATAACGCTCCTTTCTTTTAATGGGTGGCAGGTCTCATTTGAGACCCGCCTGTTTGAGTATGGAGTTGACAACCCTTTGAGGAATGTCGCCCCGATGATTTGGGATTGTAACTTTTCCCGTTTTGGTTGGATGCTTGTATTGATGATGTGAACCTCTCACATCTACCAGTTCCCAACCGTCATTGAGGACTATTTTTTCAATTTCTCGAAATCTCATTTGTATTGTTTCCTCCTTACAAGTATATAATAACACGTATAATACGTAATGTCAATAGAAAATACGTAAAATACGTAAAAATATTCAAAATTATAAGAGATAAATAATAATAAAACAATGGAAAAGTGTTTGAGAGAATATGCGTAAAAGACGGGTAACTGACAAACGGTCAAAAAATGCCGTAAAATAGGCGTTCGGAGTTATCAAAACGATAATCTTTCAAGAACGAAGATATCAAGAAAAGCCCATTTTACAAGGGTTACAGAAGTTGTGGAATGCTGTCAGATGTGCTGGGATTTACATCGAATGCAACACATATGCAGCAGGTATGCAACAAAGATATTGATATGTATAGGACATTTTTCAGTAGAGATACTGGGGAATGTCCTTTTCTTTGTTTAAATCTTATTAATCGCATCTACAAGCTCCTTTATATCGTAAACGCTCCATAGGTGGTACTCTTGTAGACCTGCCCATTTTCCTAGATAATTAGCTTACGAAGGTAATCGGTATTTTCGCCGAATTCGTCGAATTCGCCGATTACGTCGAATAAATC